TGAAGGCGTGTGGCGATGCTCATGCATCTCGACGATCCAGTTCACAGCCTCTCCGCCGCTGCGCAACGGCCAGCCGCGCAGACGCTGATGCCGAGGATAGGCGAACGTCTTGCCGTTCTCAAGCTTCACGCTGCACATGAGCGGCTGCGTGCCATCGAGGTCGCGAGGCTTGCTCACGAGCCTGAGATAGATGGGTGTGCCATCGGGTGTCCAGCCTCGGAACATCGTCTCGTTGCCGAAGTACTGCCACAGGTAGCGCCACGGGTACTTGGGTGCGTGTCTCACGTACTACTCCTCTCGGTTGAGGTCATAATAACAAGTAATCCGAAGAAATGTCTTAGCACGGTTACTACCACAGTCTGTAGTTCGTTTCTAAGCTATCTGTTCTCTATTATTCTACTTATTATCTCTAGTCTACAGCTTGGATAGAACGGAGTAAAAAGACTTATAGGAAAGAGTGATAGCAGCTTGTTACGCGAGAGCGCGCGTGCACTGGCGCGCGTAGGCTATGATGAACACATGGCGAAGCTGAAGGAGTCGGAGTTCGGCGGCAGTGAGGGCCTCGTGAAGGATGAGAGCAAGCCTACACCCGCCGAGCAACTGATGCTGATGTACGAGACCGATCCGGCTGATGAAACGAGCGGGATTGGGCTCGGAGGGAAGCCGGGCTAGAATCTTCTCATCACGGAGTGATGGGAGGTAGGGCGTGGCTGATCTGCCCATGTGGGAAGACCCAGAGACGGGCGAACGCGTCCCTCGAGTGTGGAAGTCGTTCGTGGACGGACGCATTCCGTTCAGTGAGATGGACGATGAAGAGCTTGCACGTCTTCAGGTGCGGAATCGCAACGGAGACTTCGGCGGCACTCGGCCTAAGATGATGCCCACGGCTCTCGTGCAGGCACATGAGCAAGAGCTGATGCGGCGCAACACAACTCTGCTGAAGGAAGTCCTGCTGAAGGCGACGCAGGTGCACATCGACGTGATGAACGATGAGAACGCAGATCCTGCTCTGAGGATGCGTGCAGCTCAGTACATGCAAGAGAGGCTGATGGGCAAGACTCCAGACAAGATGGAGATCAAGGCCGAGCTCAAGCCGTGGGAAGGCCTCATCAGTGGCATCCTCAAGAGCGAAGATGAAGGCTAAGAAGCTACGTCCCAGCCGAGTTGTCACAGGCAATCATGCATGGACCGTCAAGTACACGCAGAAGGCGTTGAAAGCTGCGATCGCAGACGCTGGTGAGACGCTGTCAGGCTACACCAACTTCGGCGACCTGGTGATTACCGTGGACGGCAACATGCCCGAGAGTCGGGTGCAAGAGATCCTGCTGCACGAGGTCATGCACGCCTGCCTGTACTCGGTGGGAGAGGTCAACGATCTCATCAAGGGTGATGACGATGAAGAAGGCGTCATCCGCCCGTTGGCACCTGCTCTCTTGCATACACTGGTGACCAACGAAGGCCTGCGTCGCTACCTTCTCGCATAGTGATACGATGGTGGCTGTTCCGGAACGAAAGGAGCAGTCCCATGGCTGCGACGAACAAGATCGGTGAGTTCCCCAAGACCACCGGCGAGAAGGAGGCATCGGCGATCCTGCGAAACAGGAGTGCCGGAAAGCCTCGCAACCCACGCACTGGACCCAGCAACGGACGGTCTCTCGGTCGTCCTGCGTCTGGTGCGACACAGATCCGCGGCGGACAGGCCTGAGCCTTGTCAGTCGCGGCCGCTGAGGCGCCGCCTCGCAAGAAGCTGTACCTGAGTGAGCCTGAGCTCTTCCGACGAGTAGGATTCGTCCCACATGTGGGGCAGCGCAGAGTCCTCGAGTCGAACAAGCGGTTCACAGTGTGCAGTGCGGGGCGGCGCTTCGGCAAGTCGGAGATCGGTGGACACCGTCTGCTGACCCACGCCTTCGAGGCCTACGCACGACGCAACGAACTGGTGGATCGCGGGATCCGTCAGGAGTACTGGATCGTCGGTCCTAACTACTCGGACAGTGAGAAGGAGTTCCGAGTGCTGTGGAACGAGCTGCTGAAGCAGGAAGTCCCCTTTGACAGACCGGGGACTTACAACGATCCCATCGGCGGGAACCTGCACATCAGCTTGTGGGGCGGACGGTTCCAGGTGCACGGCAAGTCGGCGGCGCACCCGGAGAGCCTGGTCGGTGAAGGGCTTCACGGCGCGATCATCGCTGAGGCCGCGAAGGTCAAAGAGAAAGTGTGGACGAAGTACGTCCGCCCAACACTCAACGACTATAAGGGCTGGGCGATGATGACGTCCACGCCCGAAGGCAAGAACTGGTTCTACGAGATGTGGAAGCGTGGGCAGGATCCCAGCAATCCAGCATGGGAATCGTGGCGCATGCCGGCCTGGGTGAACCCGTACGTGTACCCGCAAGGCGCGACGGATGAAGGGATCACGAGCTTGAGAGCTGCACTCTCGGGTGGTGCAGTTCTCAACGAGGAGCTCGCAGAGGCGCACGGCGTTGATCCTGAGGTCGCGCAACTGATTGGTGACCTGACACAGGAGACGTTCAATCAAGAGATCGCTGCACTCTTCACCGAGTTCGTGGGCCGTGTCTTCAAGGACTTCGATGAAGAGGTGCACGTAGGTGACCTGAGGTACAACCCGGAGTGGGAGACGTTCGCGGCTGTGGACTACGGCTTCACGAACCCGAACGTCTGGCTCGTCGTGCAGGTCGATCCGTTCGGCACAGAGGTGAACGTCATCGGCGAGGTGTACGAGGCAGGACTGACTGCCGTCGAGTTCGCTGACGAGATCCAGCGGCGCGGGTTGGACCGTCACGTGCAAGCGATGTACCCGGATCCTGCGTCACCAGGCGACACGCGCATCCTCGAGCAGAAGCTGCGAGTGAAGGCACGTGGTGGAACTGGTGGTGAGCTGAAGCACCGCATCGATGCCATCCGTGAAGCTCTCAAGCAGCTGAGGCCGCACCTCGAGGAAGGACATCCTGAGAGGCGACCACGGCTCATGATCGACCGTGGCTGCACACAGACGATCCGCGACTTCCTCGACTACCGCTACCCTGATCGCAAGGACGAGCAAGACAAGAACGCACCGGAGAACCCGGTCAAGAAGAACGACCATGCGCCAGAGGCTCTGGGCCGCTTCTTCGCAGGACACTTCGGCACACAGCAGAAGCAGGCACGCAGAGCTAGGGTTAGCTCAGCGACAATGAGCAGGAGAGGCTGATGGCGGACACCACACCGTACAGCACTGCACGTCAGTTCATGGGCACACTGCCGACATGGCTGACTGAGGCGGACGCTGAGCGGATCACGGCGTACAAGCTGTACGAGGACATGTACTGGAACATGCCTTACACGTACGAGCTGGTGTACCGTGGCACCGAGAATCAGGCGATCTACCTGCCGGCGCCGAAGACCATCATCGAGGCGACGAACCGCTTCCTCGCTGTCGGGTGGGACTTCGCCGTCGACCCCGCCGTTGGAACTCCTGCGGATCAGGAGCTTGTGAAGCTCACGCTGACACGCCTCTTCAAGCGTGAGCAGATGTGGACGAAGTTCGCTACGCAGAAGCGGTTCGGTCTGATTCGTGGCGATGCGGTGTGGCACTTCCTCGCGGATCCCACCAAGCCTGAAGGATCGCGCATCAGCATCTACGAAGTCGATCCTGCGTCGTACTTCCCCATCTACGAGACAGACAACCTCGACAAGAGGATAGGCTGTCACCTGGTCGATACCATCCTCGACGATGCAGGCAAGGCTGTCATCCGGCGACAGACGTACCGCAAGGTACCTGAGACTGGTCGCATCACGACGGAGACAACGCTGTGGGAGGTCGGCAAGTGGGACGACCGTGAAGGCAGCGGGCAGGAGCTCAAGCAGGTCGGGATCGTTGCACCGCTGACTGAGCTTGACCCGCGCATCACGCAGATCCCCGTGTATCACATCCGGAACTTCCGCACCCCGGGAGATCCGTTCGGGTCCTCAGAACTTCGCGGTCTTGAGCGCATCAGCGCAGCGGTGAATCAGGCGATCAGCGATGAAGAGCTCGCGCTCGCACTCGAAGGACTCGGACAGTACGTCACCACGTCAGGCCCTCCCACCGATGCTGACGGCAACGAGACGACATGGCAGATGGGACCAGGGCGTGTCGTTGAGATCGACCCAGAGTCAGACTTCAAGCGGATCAACGGTGTCTCGTCTGTCACAGCGAACCTCGATCACATTCAGTTCCTGCTTGGTCAGATGAAGCAAGGCGCAGGAGTACCTGAGATCGCTGCGGGTTCCGTGGATGTCGCCATCGCCGAGTCTGGCATCGCCCTGTACCTTCAGCTCGCACCCCTGCTCGCGAAGAACGCAGAGAAGGAGCAGGAGATGCTCAGCGTGTACGACCACATGCTGTACGACCTCACCACGATGTGGCTCCCCACCTACGAAGGTGTCACGGCGAGTGAGATCGAGATCGTCAGTACGGTGGACGACCCGATGCCTGTGAACCGTCAGGCGAAGATCGACGAGCTGCTTCAGCTGTTCGGTGCAGGCATCATCAGTGCTGAGTACCTACGACAGGAACTCGTTGAGCTCGGTTACGACTT